GAGGAATATGCAAAAGCCTTGGCTCCTTGGGCCCCGGAGGATAAGGAGTACGCAAATAAACTTTTACGTATAGTTTCTCAATATGCATCGGATAAACAAGAAGAGGGATTAAAATACCCCCAAGGAGGAAATACACTTTGGCCAGGAACAGATAGTTTTGAGTATAAAACGATGGGCAAGGTTTTTCCAACTACTTATCCTAGAGAGGTAATTGCTGCAGACCATGTAGGAGGACATATAGCAAATGCTATGACAGGCAGCATGCTAGAAACAGTAGGAGACCCTTGGATGGGCAGAAAAATTAAATATGTCGCGGGAAAAATTAAAGAAGATGTACAAGCAAGAAATGCTGCACCTTTTATAGACAGAGTTAAAAGCCCAGAAAGTTTTCCTACTAAAAAAAATGAGGATGGGAGTGTTTCTACACATTTAATGGCAGCAGAAGTTGATGAAGATAATCGTAGGGTATGGTATGCCTTTCCTACTTTAATTCCTCCAAACAGACCTGAAGAAGGGAACGCTACGGACCAGTGGTTACAGTTTGAAGATAATAGGGAAGCTTTAGCTCATAATAAAGAATATGGCAACATTAAAAAATTCTATAGTAAAAAAAGAGCTTTAGCCTATGCAAAAGGGGGCTATAAAACTAAGAAGCTTAAAAAACTTGGTGAGCTTTAGTGGAAATTAAAAAAATAGAATGTAAGAAGTGTTTGACTTCCTATCCTGAAACACTTATACCTGATGGGGGCGTTTGCGTTTATTGTAAAGCAGACGAAGCAGAACAAGTAACGGTTCCTGCTGAGAAAGAAGACACTCCCACTTCTGAGCCCAAAATTTCTAGAGAAGAGGCAGCTCAGCGGGAACTCGCGTTACGGGCTCTGTCCCGTAAACATGTACTTCCTTTTGTAGAACGTTTCAATCCTGATTATATGGCGGGATGGGTACATAAGGACATATGTCAAAGGCTGGAGAAATTTAGTCAAGCCGTAGAAGATAAGAAATCACCAAGATTAATGTTGTTTATGCCTCCGCGGCATGGTAAATCTACTTTAGCCAGTATTTGTTTCCCTGCTTGGCATTTAGGTAATAACCCGAAACATGAGTTCATAAGTTGCTCATATTCAGGTTCTCTTGCTATGACCTTTTCCAGAAAAGTGCGGCAATTACTGCGAGAACCCAATTATCGTAATATATTTGCAAAAACTCTTTTGGATAGAACAAGCCAATCTGTTGAATCGTGGCTCACGACTAAAGGAGGGGGTTACGTAGCTGCTGGTGTAGGAGGAGGTATTACGGGTAAAGGCGCCAATATCTTGGTAATTGATGATCCTGTAAAAAACAGGGAGGACGCAGAATCTGATTTCGGTAGGGAGTCCGTATGGAATTGGTACACTTCTACTGCGTATACACGACTTGCCCCTGGAGGCGGTGTACTTATCATACTTACACGCTGGCATGATGATGATTTGGCAGGGCGATTATTGACAGCAGCTGATAAAGGAGCAGACCAGTGGGAAGTAGTTAAATACCCTGCTATTGCAGAAGAAAATGAAGAATTTAGGAAGGTGGGCGAAGCCTTACATCCTGAACGTTACAACGCAGATGCCTTGCAACAAATACAAAAAGCAGTAGGGCCAAGAGATTGGGTTGCACTCTATCAACAAAACCCAGTTGCAGACGAAGGTGATTATTTCAACAGAGATATGATACGCTATTATGGATATGAAGACGTTGATATGTCGAAGTTACGATATTATTGCGCATGGGATCTCGCTATTGGTCAGAGAGATAGAAATGACTATTCTGTTGGCCTTATGGTCGGGGTTGATGAATACGATAATATGTATGTTGTTGATGTTGTTCGTGGTAAGTTCGATGGCTTTGAGCTAGTAGAACAGATTTTAGATCTTTATGAGACTTGGAGACCTGGTATAGTAGGAATAGAGAAGGGTCACATAGAGATGGCTATTGGGCCGTTCTTGGAAAAGAGGGTCCGGGAGCGCAGGCTACACGAAGCATATTTTAAAGATTTAAAAGTTGGTAGACGAGATAAAGAAGCAAGAGCGCGCGCAATTCAGGGAAGAATGCAACAAGGCATGGTATACTTCCCAAAGGAACCCGTTTGGTCAGGTCCTCTTATCGCTGAACTTTTACGGTTTCCTAATGGTATACATGATGACCAAGTCGATGCTTTGGCGTGGATTGGTCTTATGATGGCTGAGTTTGCAACCTTTTATGATAGGATTGAACCTGAGCCGTCCTGGAGGGATAGACTAAAACACCTGATGACAAGTGATAATAAGAAAACGTCGATGAGCGCCTAATGGCATACAGATCAGACAAGCCTAAAAAAAAGCTAAGTAAAGCAAAACAATTTCAATTAGCCCGTGATCAGTGGAACGCATATACGCGTGCGCGCGACAATGGGCATCAAGACTATATTGCAGTTGCAAAACGTTGTGATGCCTTTTATAGAGGCGAACAATGGGACGCGGCTGATTTATCTACATTAGATGACCAAGGGCGCCCGGCTCTTACTATTAATACTATTTTACCTACAATCAACACGGTCCTGGGTGAACAAAGTACACGTAGAGCAGATGTAACGTTTAAACCTAAAGGCAGAGGGAAACAAGAGATTGCAGATACCCTTACCAAGTTGTTTTTACAGATTTCTGATAATAACAAGATGGATTGGATAGAAGCTCAAGTATTTTCTGATGGGTTGATTCAAGACAGAGGTTGGTTTGATGTTCGTATAGATTTTGATGATCATATCCAAGGGGAAGTTAGGATAACAGCTAAAGATCCTTTGGATGTTCTCATTGACCCAGACGCTAAAGATTATGACCCTCGAACGTGGAACGAGGTCTATGAAACACGATGGATGAGTCTTGATGAAATAGAAGAGATTTATGGGCAGAAAAAAGCAGATCAACTACGTATTACTGTAGAACAGGGTTCAGCTTTAGGCACAGATTCAGTAGAGTATGAAGAAGTTCGATATGGTGATACTTATAGTGGCGTTGAATATCAACAGGGAAATACGGTTAATCCAGAAGAACAGCGGGCATTACGCTCGGTTCGAGTAATAGAACGTCAATATTATAGACTAAAAGAGTGTATGTTCTTTGTTGATAGTGTTACAGGGGATATGCGGCAAGTACCTTATAATTGGACCAAGAAAAAACGGGAAAGTTTTGCAGACCAGTTTGGTTTAGAAATTCTTACAAAACTGGTTAGAAAGGTACGTTGGACAGTAACGGCTGATTTAGTTGTTTTACATGATGATTGGTCACCTTATGATCATTTTACTTTAGTTCCTTATTTTCCATTCTGGAGAAGGGGACGCCCGTTTGGCATGGTTCGTAATCTTATATCTCCACAAGAACAACTAAACAAGATCTCTTCTCAAGAACTTCATATTGTAAATACAACAGCAAATAGCGGTTGGATAGTGGAAACAGGTTCTTTGAGTGGTATGGATGCCGATGATTTGGAAGAACATGGCGCAGAAACAGGACTAGTGCTTGAGTTTAATAGAGGATCAAATCCGCCAGCTAAAATTCCACCTAACCAGATCCCTACTGGTTTAGATCGTATAAGTCAGAAAGCCGCCCTTAATATTAAATCAATCAGTGGTATTAGTGATGCTATGTTGGGCACAGACAGCCCTGAAGTTTCAGGTGTAGCTATTCGTGCAAAACAAAACAGGGGTTCTTTAATGATTCAAGTCCCCTTGGATAATTTGGCAAAAACTAGACAGTATCTCGCGGAAAAAATTTTGAATTTGGTGCAGGCTTATTATACGGAGGAACGTGTCGTTCAGATTGTTAATGAATCTGATCCTATGAAAGGTAGTGAGCCGATGGTAGTTAATCAAACAGGCCCAGAAGGTGAAATTATAAATGATCTTACTTTAGGGGAATATGACGTAGTGATTGCTACTAGTCCTGCTCGGGACAATTTTGATGAAATGCAGTTTGCGGAAGCATTGCAATTACGGGAAGTTGGGGTACCAATTCCAGATGATATAATAGTTGACTATTCTCATTTATCTCGCAAAGGGGAAGTTGCCCAAAGAATACGGGCAATGCAAGGCACAGAACCTCCATCAGAGGCTGAAGCTCAGTTACAGCAGTTCCAGGCTGAAGCATCAATTACACAAATACAGTTAGAAGTTGCTAAACTAGAAGCAGAGGTTATGAAGATACAGTCAGAAGCTGAATTAAATGTAGCTAAAGCAGAGGAGATGTCAAGTATGGACCCACAACTTAGAATGGCAGAAATACAAAATAAATTACAGATGAAGAGAGAAGAACTTCAGTTACGCGAAAGGTTAGCAGGGCTAACTAACCAACAAAGGACACAGGACACTCAAACCCAAGCCGCAAGCAAAATTGCGGTTGCAGCTATGAAACCACCAGGAGGTAAATAAAATG